AAGATGGTCAGCTGACCGCAGTGAATAATCCATTAACATTGTTCACCAAAGTGACCTATGACGACGAATCATTCGATTACGCTGACTTTGACTATAGCATCTTCGATAAGCAATTCGTCAAGGTTGTGGTTGCAAATAAGACTGACCGTCATCAGTTTGAAGACTTTATTGCCAATGTCCAGCTACGTAAGGTATACGACCTCAAAATCGTAGAGTCATTCGAAGGTGTCAAGGTAACTGATGACGATGAAGATACACATTTTGAAGAAACGAGCGAGTTAATATCACAATATGTGGATGCGATCGATACTCTACTTGATCGTGACCTACTCAAGACCCAACTAAAAGAACTATATAATGAGGCACTCCATGCAGAACAACTTTAAGTCAGGCGTCAAGTATGACGGAGGAAAACCTATGATGAGCCTAGTACCACCTAGAGCATTACGTGAAACCGCTAAGGTCCTTACGTTTGGTGCACAAAAGTACGCACCTGACAATTGGCGTAAGCTTGACAATCTACAAGGTCGTTATCTTGATGCTGCCCTGCGCCATATCAACGAGTTTCAGACCGGTACAATGGTTGATGAAGAGTCAGGCTGTCCTACTCTGGCTCATGCCATTTGTGACCTTATGTTTGTCCTTGAAGATATTCTTATGGAAGAGTCAGAGGTAAAGCCTCAAATCAACAATACAATTATGCAGCTAAGCGAACTACTGGACGACTAATATGTCAATTGTGTTTAAGACCATACGATGGAAGAACTTCCTTAGTACTGGCGACAACTTTACTGAGATCGATTTCCTTAAGTCACCAAAGACCCTTATTGTAGGTGAGAATGGTGCTGGTAAGTCTACTATGCTTGATGCGTTGAACTACGTACTGTTCAACAAGCCACACCGTAACATCAACAAGCCACAGCTTATCAACTCGATTAACGAGAAAGGTCTTGTGGTTGAGATCGAGTTTACTATCGGTCGTAACGAGTATAAGGTCATTCGTGGCCATAAGCCAGGTATCTTTGAGATCTATCACAACGGTAACCTCATCAACCAAGCGGCTTCGGTTCGAGACTATCAAGTCCACCTTGAACAGACCATCCTACGTCTTAACTATAAGTCATTCAACCAGGTGGTTGTCCTTGGATCGTCATCGTTCGTTCCATTTATGCAGTTACCTACTGGCCAGAGACGTCAGATCATCGAGAATCTACTTGACATAGATATCTTCACCAAGATGAACCAACTGCTACGTGAGTCACACGGTATTCTGAAAGAACAGCATCGTGATAACAGCACCAAGTTAGAGGTGATACGTAACAAGATCAACGTTCAAAAGAAGTACATCCATGACCTCGAACAGCTCAATAAGGGCCTGATTGATGAGAAGCGATCCGAGATCGACAAACTGTTTATCGATCATGATAACTATGACGCATCGGTTGCCAAGATACAAAAGAGAGTTGATGCTGGTAACGATGAATATACACGTCGTATGGACTCACTTCAAAACAAAATGGACGCTGAACGCAAGACGCTTTCAGGTCTCGACAGTGAAATCAAGACATCGAAGAAGACTATTAAGTTCTTTGAGCAAAACGATACGTGTCCTATATGTACTCAAAGCGTTGAGCCTGAGTTATCTCAATCTGAGATCAAACGCCACCATGATTGTATTGATGAGTTGACTAATCAGAAGACTGACATCGGTGGTACTATCGACGTTATTGCAGGTAACATGGATAAGTTAAATTCAGTACGTACTAAGATTATTGAAGAAGAGAACAAACTGCGTAGCTATCAAGAAGAGATGCGTATTATTACTCGTCGTATCAATGGGTTAAATCAGGACATTGCCAACCTTCAAGAGAAGAGTGGTGACGTTGAGGCTGCCACCCGTGACCTTCGTGGTTATGAGGCTGATCAAGAAGACATCAACTTTGAAATACGTGACATCAATGAACAGATGAACTATAACGCATTGAAGTTCGAGATGTTAAAGGACACTGGTATCAAGACTAAGATTATTCGTAAGTATAGACCAGTCATTAACAAACTGATCAATGAGTACTTACAAGTACTTGACTTTTTTGTTCAGTTCACCCTCGACGAGAACTTCAAGGAGATTATCAAGTCAAGACATAGAGATGTATTCTCCTACTCGTCATTCTCAGAAGGTGAGAAATCAAGAATCGATTTGGCGCTTCTGTTCACATGGCGTCAGATTGCTGCAATGAAGAACTCAATGTCAACTAATCTACTTATCCTTGATGAGACGTTCGATTCTAGTCTTGATACGGATGGTGTTGACAACCTACTCAAGATCCTTGACACTCTTGAAGAGGGTACTAATGTGTTTGTCATATCTCATAAGAAAGATATGCTAGACTCTAAGTTCCCACGTAAGTTGAACTTCAAAAAGATCAATAACTTCAGTGTTTGTCAAGAGGATTAATATGTTACGATATGATACGTATCTGAAAAAAAATGTCACAGTTGGACAATAAAATTGTCCTTTTTGGTACAAGTGACTATCGTGAATGTATAAATAAAACAATCGGTCATATAACATATGACTGATTACCGAAGTGAATTACCCCCAACTAAGGATCGAACTCCCCCTATATTATTACATCAATATTGACTGAACATTTTTATGATTACTTATGTATCGTCCTGAATTGAACTGACATTATTGTGAATTGAATATTTACGGAGTTGATGGGAAACGATATTATCCACGGGGACCAATCGGATAATATCTAGAGTAACACTTCTACTCGTACCGAGTCGGGAAGAGGGGACAAAAAAGTCTCCTCTTTTTGCACTTTATGGTGTACAAACCCTCCAAAACGTGATATGATATAATTATAGTTGAATAACAATGGAGCTACTATATAATGACCCAACTATCTCAAGACGTAATCGGTGTACTTACCAACTTCGCGTCTATTAACCCCAACTTCGTATACGAGTCTGATAAACCACTCGGTACGATTTCACCTACTAAATCGATTGTCGCCCAGTATACGGGTGACGCAGAAGTCTTTCCAGTCGACTTTAGTAAGTATGGTATCTACGACCTCAACGAGTTTCTTACGGCTCTCGGACTGGTCGGTGAGAATGCCAACCTTGACTTCTCTGAAAAGTCTGTTTCGATCAATGGTGACTCTGGTTCCATTGAGTACTTCTTCTCACGTCGTGAGACTCTTAACGTCTCTGTCGTGTCGATCACGATGCCAGGTGAAGAACTTAAGTTCAACATCACACAGGCCGAGCTCGGTCAACTGAAAAAAGCATCATCTGTGTTTGGTCACAAGAAGGTACAGTTCTCATCAACTGACGGTGTCGTTACTGCACGGGTCTGTGATCCAGCAAACGCTACTGCAGCATCGTTTTCTCTGACTATCGAAGGTGCAACTCAAACCGAAGACGTCAAGTTCGTCCTCGACATTGATAACCTCAAGTTGGTCAAAGGTGACTATGAAGTGACTTACGCAAAGGCAGGTATCACACTGTTCGATAACGCAGCTGAAAACATGCGTTACTGGATTGCTGTTGAACGATAAACCTCTCTTTGTGAAAGACATATATTATGATGAATGAACTATGGGTCGAGCGGTATCGCCCGGCAACCGTCGCTGACACTATCCTCCCAGCGGCACTCAAGAAAACGTTCCAAGGTATGGTCAACAATGGCGAGATCCCTAACATGATCTTGTCAGGCTCTGCGGGTCTAGGTAAAACTACCTTGGCCCGTGCCTTGTGCAACGAACTCAACCTCGACTATATCTTTATCAACGGATCCGATGAACGTAACATCGAGACCCTCCGTAACAAGATCCGTCAATTTGCATCCACCGTTTCTCTAGCCGGTGGTATGAAGGTCGTCATCCTTGATGAGGCCGACTATCTAAACCCACAGTCGACTCAACCAGCCCTTCGTGGTTTCATGGAAGAGTTCCACAATAACTGTCGGTTTATTCTTACGTGTAACTTCAAGAACAAGATCATTGACCCACTCCATTCACGGTGTGCAGTCTATGACTTTACGTACGACAGTAAGGGTCTCCCTCAACTGTGTGCGCAGTTCTTTAAGCGTCTGACAAATGTCCTCGATGAGAATACGATTCCATATGACAAGAAGACCGTCGCTGCATTGATCCAGAAGCACGCACCTGACTGGCGTCGTTGTCTTAACGAATGCCAAAGGTACTCTGCATCTGGCCAGATCGACGAAGGTATTCTTGCCAACATGGAACTTGAGAACTTCGAGGTGCTCATCAACGCACTCCGTACCAAACAGTTCAAAACCATGCGCAAGTGGGTGTCTCAGAACATCGACCTCAGTCCTGTGACTGTGATGCGTAAGCTGTATGATACTATGAGTACGTATGTTGAGCCTGAGTCAACTCCACAATTAATCCTCATATTGGCTGAGTACGATTACAAAAACGCCTTTGTGGCCGACCATGAGTTGAACTTAGTTGCTTGCCTCACTGAAGTGATGGGTGGTATCAAATGGAAGTAAGAAATAATATTCTAAAAATGCGTCTAAAATGTGTAGAAAAGGAACTGACAATGTTGTCAGTTGTGTAGAAATATGTTATTTGACTACTTAAATAATATAAATAATGGTAATGGGAATATAATGGCCACGGTTGATGATGAGAAAGCATACTCTGCATTCATGGTCAACCGTGGTTTATCTTATTTCCCAGACACGGTTCTACAGGCTAATTTGATGAATATCCACCACCATACCGATAATCGGTTACAGTATGACTTTTTGAGGTCCTCGATCAGAAAGAAAAAGAGATATTCGAAGTGGTTCAAGAACAGTGAAGATCAAACGTTGAACGATATAGCTGAATACTATAATTGTTCAATGCAAAAAGCTAAGGAGTATAGCAATATACTATCAGACGAAGACATAAAGGCTATCTCAGAGATGATCGATCAGGGTGGTTTTAGTCGTAAGAAAGCAAAAAAGAAATGATCAACGATCGAATCGAATGGTCCCCCAAGGACATGTTAGAGATTACTCTGAACGAACCCGATGACTTCCTCAAAGTAAAAGAGACCCTCACTCGGATTGGCATATCATCTAAAAATACGCGTAAGCTGTATCAATCATGCCATATCTTACATAAACAGGGACGATATTTTATTTGTCACTTTAAGGAACTTTTCATGTTGGATGGGAAGTCCGCAAACTTCTCGGAAGAAGATCTGTTCCGGCGTAACACAATCGCTACTTTGTTAGCCGATTGGGGCCTATGTGAGTTAATGAATGGGTATCCTGCGAAGGATGAGCGAGCGCCTATGCGTTCAATCAAGATTATATCACATAAAGCTAAGCGAGACTGGGAACTAGTTCCAAAGTATCGTATTGGTAATTCGTAATATAATATCATCGAAGTGACTCGTCAGAGTAAGAGGTCAGGGATTCGTCCTTGACCTCAATACCTTTTTGTAAAAAGTATTGGTGTATGCAAATTAACTGTGTACAAGAACGTAGATGTGTGATAATATAAACTATATGATGAAAAAGGTAATCTATGTCCAATGAGTTCTATACGTCCGTAGTCCGTTACGGTAAAAACATTCTGTATCGTGGTTACAAGAATGGCCTTCGTGTTCAAGAGAAGATCCCGTTCAAACCACACCTTTACATGCCAAGTGCCAAAGGTGACACTATGGCCCTCGATGGTCGTAAGGTTGCTCGTGTCGACTTCAATAGTATGACCGAAGCCCGCGACTATATCAAACAGTATTCCAACATTCCAAACGCCCAGATCTATGGTACACAGGACTTTGGTGCTCAGTTCATTAACGAGAAGTTTCCAGGTGACCGTGTCGAGTTTAACCCCGACCTTGTCAACATTATGTACTTCGATATCGAGGTGTACTCAACCGACGGGTTCCCTCATCCTGAAGAAGCCGCTCACCCCATCGACGCCGTATGTTTCAAGTCATCCCGATCAGGCATGTACAGTCTCTTTACGACAGTTGAAGGTCCCGTCGAGATGGAGCCTCTCCTTGAGAAAGGTATCGAACGCGGTAATATTCACGTACGTAAGTTTGACTCAGAGTATCTTATGTTGTCGGCCATCCTTCGGTGGTGGAACGAAGAACAAAACAGTCCAGACATTATCACCGGTTGGAACATCGAGGGGTTCGACGTACCGTACTTTATCAACCGTACCGCTAAGATCCTTGGATCCGAACGTGTTAAAGACTGGTCACCTTGGGGTCTAGTCCGTGAGAAAGAGGTTGAGTTCCGAGGTCGTAAGCAAACGTTCTATACAATCGACGGCATCGCTCAAGTCGACTATATGAAGGCCTTTATCAAGTTCGGTTACTCATATGGTTCACAAGAGTCGTATCGTCTCGACCATATTGCCTCGGTCGTACTCGGTGAGAACAAACTTGACTATGATGCTCAGGCCGGTCTCCATGGTCTTCGTGATCAAGATCCTGCTCGTTACCTTGCATACAACATCAAGGATACGTGGCTCGTCGAGAAGCTCGAGGACAAGATGGGTCTGATCGACCTTGTTATGACCACCGCGTACAAAGCTGGTGTGAACTATATCGATTGTTTCGGTACGACTCGTATATGGGATACCATCATATATCGTAAGCTGGCTCAACGTAACGTGGTTGTACCTCCGTCGAAAGAGAACGTCAAGGCCTCGTTTGCGGGTGGTTACGTCAAACCTCCTCAAGTCGGTATGCACGAATGGGTTACCTCATACGACCTTAACTCTCTGTATCCGAATATCATTGTTCAGTGGAACATGTCACCTGAGACTATCGTCGATGGAATGTACGGTGACCTTAATCCTGACATCTGCCTTGATCCTGAGTTCAAGGTCGATAGTCAGTATTGTGTCGCTGCCAATGGTGCTCAGTTCCGACGTGATAAACAAGGCATCATTCCTGAGATTATTATTGACTACTATGCCGAACGTAAGGGTATCAAAAAGCAGATGCTCGAGGCAGAACAGGCCAAAGAGACTTGTGACAAGGGTGATTTGTACAAGATGGAAAAGCGTGTTGCCCGACTTAACAACGCACAGATGACCGTCAAGATTCTACTCAACTCACTTTATGGTGCGATGTCTAACCGCTACTTCCGCTACTTTGATCTGCGTATCGCCGAGGGTATCACGTTGTCTGGTCAGTTGGCCATTCGTCAGTCCGAACAGTCTATCAACAATATCCTTCAGAAGGGTTTCAACGATGACAAAGATCGTGTCATTGCAATTGATACAGACTCTAACTATGTCAACCTTTCTGACTTCATTACACCGAAGGTCAAGGACCCTATCACATATCTTGACAAGGTGTCCGAGACAGTTATTATTCCGGCCATTGTCAAGGGCTACGAACGTCTCTTCAATCAACTTAACTGCTATGTCCCACGTCTCGTCATGGAACGTGAGGTCATCGCGGACAAGGGTTTCTGGACTGCCAAGAAGCGGTATGTCCTCAATGTCCACAACTCCGAAGGTGTTCAATACGCTCAGCCTAAACTTAAGATCATGGGTATCGAGGCTGTCAAGTCTTCGACTCCTCAAGTGTGTCGTGGTTGGCTCAAGAACTCTTTCAAGGTAATCATCGAGGAAGGTGAGACTGCCCTTCAAGATTACATTCAGGCGCGCCGCAATGAGTATATGGCTCTTCCACCAGAAGAACTTGCGGCTCCTCGTGGTGTCTCTGAGATCCGTAAGTATATGACACGTGACGGCGGTTACAAGAAAGGTACCCCTCAGAACTCACGGGCCGCTATCGTGTATAACAACCTCATCAAGACCAAAGGCCTCGAGAAGCAACACGAACTTATCGGTGACGGCGACAAACTCAAATACCTCTACCTTCGTATGCCAAACCCAACTCACGGTAATGTTGTCGGTTTCCCCGCCTTCCTCCCGCGTGAACTCGAACTTGAAGACTATATCGACTATGACACCCAGTTCCAAAAGACCTTTGTTGATGTCCTAGTTCCTATCGTTGATGCTCTCGGTTGGTCTATCGAAAAGAGCTCATCCCTCGAAGACTTTTTTGCGTAAGCTATAAATATTATCATAAGGATACACTATGAAACCAATGAATCAAGATCCCAACTTCTTCACAAAATCCTCAGATTGGGTATCGAATATCAATTACATGCATCGCCACTATGGTGTCCATCAGGCTACTGAGTCCTTTGACTCTGAGAAGCTACGTGCCTTACTAGACTTCCGTGTACGTTTTATCGAAGAAGAGTTCACCGAGCTAGTCAAGGCCTCAGATGCCGGTGACTCAGAAGAGGTTGTTGATGCTCTGATCGACCTTTGCGTTGTGGCAATCGGTACACTTGACATCTTCGGTGTTAATGCTGATGACGCATGGCAGCAAGTCAACAATGCCAATATGGCCAAAGAGGTCGGTGTCAAAGAGTCAAGACCTAACCCACTCGGTCTACCTGACCTTGTAAAACCTGAAGGCTGGACTGCACCATGTCACGAAGGTAACCACGGTCGCCTACCTGAGATTGGTCCACGTGAAACCGACGATGGACAAGGTGAGCTATTTTAGTTGCAAAAAAGTAAAAAAAAAAGCGACAG